AAACGGCGCCATTGGTGTCGGCGTATGGTGGTTAAATCTGCCCATTATGTTGCAAATGTGTGTTTCAATCGCAACGCTTGTATACATAATAATAAAAATTAGGAAAGAATTAAATACTTAATAGCCATTCTATGCTTCCCACTGCCCTCTTCACCTCATACCGCCTCCTCCTCGGAAAGAGTGGGGAGTGTAGTAATGGCTTAATTGAAAACGTGGAGGAAAAAAGGAGAAAGTAATGAAAGAAGTTGTTGAAATAATGGTTCAGAATTGGGAATATGTCGTTATTGGTATACTCGCAATTGATAAGGTGGTCGCACTTAGTCCATCCAAATGGGATGACTTATTGTGGACATCAGTTAAAAAAGCAATTTACAAATTAGTAGGGAGGAAATAAATGCTAAAGCGAATAATACAGAAAATGGTTAAAAAACATGGGATGGTAGGATTGCTTCTAATGATTGGTGACTATGCTGTCGGTGCAACCAAATCGAAAAAAGATGATAAGATTTGGGAAGAAGTAAAAATGCTATTAGAAAGTATGTAATCTTGAAGTGAATCATAATCAAATAAAGGAATTAATAAGGCATACCTTAAAGAAATTAGGTATGTGGAGTGAGCAGGCTGAAGAGCTTGTTTTTTTAACAGGCTTAGTTGAATCTGGGTATAAATACATATCTCAAATAGGTTCTGGGATTGCTCGTTCTTTTTGGCAGGTTGAAAGTGCCACCGCAAAAGATTCTATTGATAATTATCTTATTTACAGAAAATCAAGATTAAGAAAAGTTGCTAAAGTAATGAACATATCTTCAAAGAAACTTATAAGTATGTCTGATGATGACTTAAAAGATTTTCTTTGGGGAAATATTGTAGCTGGAATTGTATTCTGTAGATTAAAGTATTGGAGAGTACCAAAAGCTTTGCCATCTGATTTAGATGGAATGGCATCTTATTGGAAAACTTATTACAATACTGAAAGTGGCGCTGGAACTATTTCTCACTTTATGGAGCACGCAGATAAAAGAAAAGATAAAGAGTAGGTTTGAATGGCTGGAAAGGTACATTTAGCATTAAACTCATTTCATAATGGGTTAAACACAAAAACGTCGCCTAGAGATATAGCAGATGACAATTTAGTCATAAGCGATAATATATCAGTTGATGATGTAGGCAGACTTACGATGTCTGGTGCTCCTGTAAATGTCAGTGGTCTTAGTAGTTCACCAACTCTATCAACACTATCAGATGGTTACTCTTTATTTAGATTTAGTTCTGATTACGCAGCTAACGGAACAACCCAAGCAGATACAGATTATACAATACTATGGGATGATACATTAGGAAAACTACAGTGGCTTCCTGGTACAACTACATGGGCGACTGTTGCCTCTGTCCTTGATTTATCAACTGATTGGGGGACGACTGAAGCCGCCTTACCTGTATTTTATTATGTAGATGGTGCTTTAAGAATATCAGATGGAAATTACGATACTACTAATAGTAGAATTATTAACCCACCTCAATGGATTGGTGCAATAAATAGAGATATGTTCCCTGATTCATCTGCTCAAGTAACTGTGGCGGGGTGGAAAAGAGAAAAACAAGAATTAGAAAAGCCTACTGTTGGAACGATTTCACTGGCGACTGCGAATGCTGCATCAACAGGAGTTCATTGGCACGTAAGGAATTTAATACCTGAAGATAGTATTTATACCTTTAGTGACGCAGAAACACATCCTGGGGCAGGGACTTCAAATGCTAGTAATTTATTATATGTTCATTCTGAGCAACTTACCTATGATGATGGGAACTCTGGGGGTAGTATTAGTGATGAAAATTGGCAAACTTCTTATAGAGAAACAGATGGTTATAATGGTAGTTATTATCACGCTTTTGGATTGGCTATGCATGGAGAAGATGACGATGCAGGAGAAACTTTTACATGGTCTAGCATGACAGATGCATCTAACGATTTTAATCTAGGCGGAAGTTCTAAGGCTTTTGGGACAGGTCAGTCTATCTATGTTGCAGTTAGAATGAAAGGTGATGAACAAAAATCATTTTGGGATGGGACTCATACAAAGTCATACTCAGGAGAAGCTTCGCTTTCTATGTCTATTAGCGATGCATACATAAAATTTAAAGACCAGGGCAGTAATTATATAGAATTCCGTATAGAACATACTAAATTTACAGATACCACAACACCATCTGCTCAATGGCATATAATAGAGTTCCCGTATGATGATGCTTATGATACTAGTATTAGTGGAACTTTTTATCCTAGAGAACTTGAATTAAAGATGGATATAACTTGGACTAGAGTTAATTATGTTTATAGTAATGGAACTTCTTCAGGAAGTCCTGACCCGTATAATAAATATAGAGAAATGCCAGGGTTTGAACTTATACAATTATCCGATATGAGAATTGGAGATACTGATTTGGTCGGTGTTACAACTCTTGGTAAGCAAAAGTTTTTAATGAGTTATACTTATGATGAAACAGATAATGAAAGTTTATTATATGATTTTGGGTCAACAGAAAGTAATGAACTGGGCAATGTTGTTTTAGAGAACTCAACATCTTCGTATAAGCTTGGGGTAACGGCTAGAGTTTCACCTACTGTTGGGAACAACAGGGTGACAGGTGCTAATCTTTATATGGAAGACGATGGAATCCCTTATAGAATAGCTCAATTGAGATATATGAAAGGATTGAAAGGAGCTTGGGAATCCGAATACCCAACCTCAGATAGATTTGCAAGAGACTCAGGCAGCCCCTATAATCATAGTTCAAGTACAATTAAAACTGATGGTCTTCCATTATTAGAGTCATATGAGGCTATGAATGGGTTTAGCCCAAACGTTGATACTAATATTGCAAATTATAAAACTGCTACTATATTAAATAGAAGAACTTATATTGCGAATGTTTATCAAAATGGTGAACAATTTAGCGATAGAATGATTAAAAGTAATGCCAATTCTTTTGATGTTTTCCCTTCTGAGGGGAAGGGGATTGATGTTGTTAAAAACGATGGCGATACTATTATTAAGTTAGAATCTTATGCTGATAGAATATTGCAATTTAAAAAGAATGTTATGTATTTAATTAATGCTACTAGAGACAGTGAATACTTAGAAGACACTTTTGTTGGGAAGGGGATACTCCATCCGTCTGCTAGCACTACGACAGACATAGGTGTTGCTTGGGTTAATGAGAATGGTTGTTTTTTCTATGATGGAGAAAAAGTAAATGATTTAACTCAAGGTAAAATACTAGAGACTCAATGGCAAACCCACATTACATCTAGTTCTGATGTCGCTTATTTACCATTAAAGAAGAAATTACTTGTGACTGGTGGCACTAATGCTATTGATGTCTATGAATATTCTTTCTTTACACAAAGTTGGGCTAAAGGGACTGGTAAGTTTGAAACAGAAAAATCTAATTTCATATTAGATATTGATGAAAATATAAAATATTATACAACAGTCGGGACTGATGCTTTAAAAAAATGGGATGACACTTCATCCTCTAGTAGTGCAGCTAGAATTTTAACTAAAGATTTTACTTTTGGGAATCCTGCGTCTAGAAAAAAATGCTTTAAATTTTATGTTACATATAAATCTAGTGCTGCTACTAATATAAAAGTTTATTATGGTACAAATGGTAAAAACTTGCAAACTGTCGATGCAAATCTTCAAACAGATTTAAGTACAACCGCAGGTGACGGTGATACTTTTGACAATAATCCTAAAGTATTGCGAGTAGCCACCGCTACACTAGAAGTTGATGATGTTGTTACAGGTACATCTACACTCACAGCTGCTAAAATACCAGCTAATTCAAAGGTGACAGAAATAATTAGTGGTAGTTTACTAAAAATAAATAATGATGTTACTGATAATGCAACTGATGAATGGGTAACATATTCTACTAAAGGAAGGGACGTATCTACTACTTCTACGTTTAGCGGAACTTCAACTAATTGTTATACTGTTGATGGTTTAGTTACTACTGGTGGGGAGTGGAAACAAGCCGAATTAACTCCTGCTTCTAGTATTAACAATATTTACTCTATTCAATTACATTTTAAATCTTCAGGCGCAGTGCCTGCTGATTTTGAAATTAATGATATAACAATTGTTTATAGAGAAAAGGCTATTAAATAGTGCCTGTATCAAAACAAACAAGGAGAAGTCGCCATGAACAAGCTGAGAATCCTACTTTAAAAAGAGGGAATCCATCTTCGACTGAAGGCAGAGTTGGTACTCAACAATTTAGAAATATCCCTGGAAAAGGTCTTGTTCATATGGTCAGAGCTGACACAGGGTGGAAAGAACTAGGGAGTTCACAATCTAGCACCTCTAAGGGTGACAAGGTAGAATCAATTACAGTATCCGCAGGGGTAAGTGCAAGTTCAGGGGCATCCTCTACTGGGGCAGCTGCATCTGTCCACGGAAATCTTACAAGCCTATCTGAAGACGACCATAGCCAATACGTTCATTTATCTAACGTAAGAACTGTAAGCGCAGCTCATAGTTTTACTGGGAACCCCTCTTTTTCTAATATAGACATTAATGGGGGTGCAATAAGTGGTATTACAGATTTAGCAGTAGCTGATGGAGGGACTGGGCAATCCACATTAAATGATTTAATTACATTAGGAACGCACACTGTAGGCAACTATATGAGTAATACAACAGGTAATGACCAAATATCTGTC